CAACTTACATCGAGCCAAATTTATGAGTTCAAGAAGAGTAAAAAATGTGTACGGAATCCCGAAAAGTTCGCCTATTGTACGACAGGACTTTGAAACGAAGTTACCCGAGTACAAGGTAGTGAACGGAAAGGATTACGTAATGTACGGGGAAAGCAACCGTTATCCCGATTATTTGTTGGAAATGTACCAACGTAGCGCAAAGCATAACGCTATTGTGAACGGGAAGGTAAACTACATCACGGGTAAGGGATGGACGTATGAAGCGGATAAAGTACCGAGCGAAATGATCGGTGAGTTGAACCGATTGATGGAGAACCCGAACCCTTACGATGACTTGAACGATATTCTTTACAAGACCGCACTTGACTTTGAAATTTTTAACGGGTTTGCCTTGGAAATCGTGTGGAATATGAATGGTAAGGTTAGCCAAATTGCACATAAAAACTTCGGTAACCTACGTCGCAACGTGGATGGTAGTAAGTTTTACTACGCAGATGAATGGAAGGAGTTTGGTGAACCCGAAGGACTTACCGAGTATATGCCATTCGACCCTGAAAAGCGTTTGGGTAAGCAACTATTTTACTATTGTTCATACGCTCCGAGCGTGCGTTATTACCCCATTCCAGAATACCTTGGTGCGCTTGCTTATATCGAAACCGATGCAAGAATTGCCAATTACCACGTTAACAACTTGCGTAATGGTTTCCTTGGTGGTTTCCTTTTCAACTTCAACAATGGAGTACCTTCGGATGAAGAGCAAAGGGAAATTAAACGGCAATTACAGAAGCAACTGAAAGGCGACGACGGTGAGCGTATCGTGGTGAACTTCAACGATAGTGCTGATACTGGATTAAAGATTGAACCGTTAAACGCTAACGACCTCGATAAGCAGTTTAACATTCTCAACGAAACCATCCAAACTGAAATCTTTGTTGCTCACCGCGTAACCTCCCCGATGTTGTTTGGTGTACGTGTTTCAGGTCAACTTGGTGGACGTTCAGAGTTGGTTGAAGCCTACGAACTATTCAAGGCGGTGTATATTAACGACCGTGTTCAAAAATTGGAAAAGGTGTTCAACTACATTTTTTCCTTCAATGGTTTGGGAGTGTTGGAAATTGAACCAACTGAACCGATTACTGAAAGATTAAGTGAGCAGTCACTGCTTCAAATTATGACCAAGGACGAACTGCGAGAAAAGGCGGGTTTACCACCTTTGGCCGAAGTAACCGTTACTGAACAACCGCAATCATTCACTCACCACGATTTCCGTAAAGAGAAAGAAGAGTTAGCGTTGTTTCAAAAGTTTGGTCGTGACGCTTCCGAGTTCGTTGAGGTTACACGTAGGCCGATGCGCTACGGGTTCGAATTATTAGAGCAAGAATTTGCGAGCGAGTATGCTGAACTTGATGCGGATATTTTGAAAATGATCGAGAAAGATCCCGCCATTACCTCGGATAAATTAGCCGAAAAGTTAGGTAAGTCAATCGAGTTAATTTCAGACCGTATAAGCGCACTTATTGAAGCGAAGGCTATCAATATACGTGGAGCATTAAAAGAGCTTGGTGAGTCTGCAAAGGACTTTATTAAGCCACGTAATCCCGAAGGTGAACCATTGGTGCAAGTCATGTACAAATACGACGTACTTCCCGAGTTTGGTCCACAAAAGTTGATCGCAGGCAGTCGTGAATTTTGCTCGAAAATGATTGACTTAGGAAGGTATTACACCCGTCAAGACATTAACCAAATTTCAGACATCATGGGGTATTCAGTTTGGGAGCGAAAAGGAGGTTGGTACACAAAGCCTGGCACTAACCAACACTACCCTACGTGCCGTCACACTTGGATGCAAACATTAGTAAAACCGAAAGCATGAGCCAAAAAGCTTTATTCATAACCGAGAAGCAGTTGAAGGATGCTTCATTGATTAACGAGAATGTTTCCATGGTGAAGTTGCGCCCTACGGTAATCATGTGTCAAGAAATGCACATTCAACCGATATTAGGTAGCGACCTTTACAAAGAAATTGCTAATCAAATTATTGGTAACACGTTAACCCAAGAAAATGAGGACTTGCTTATTGACTACATTCAGCCATGTTTACAAATGTTTGTACAAATGGAGTTCCCGATGGCATTCGGTTTCCAATTACGAAACAAGAACGTGGAGCGTGGAACTGATCAAAACAGTACACAGGCCTCCATGAGTGAATTGCAACGGTTGATTGACTATTACAAATCGAAAGCGGAGTGGTACGCTGAAAGGATTACCCGTTTTATTTTGACAAATATTACCGACTTTCCTGCGTATCAATCACCAAGCGGACAAATCGATACCATTTTGCCTAACCGACGAAATTACACCGCAGGTTTGGTGTTGAATAACTACGGTTGTTGTGGCGATTATGCGAGCCGTTACCAAGCTAACTTCAATCGGGATTGTGACTGTTATTGAAACTTATGAGTTACCACAAAAAGAACGTCGACAAATTAAGGGTTTACCTATCAAAAGAGAAAGATGCAAAGTTGGAACACGATAAAAAGAAGCTTAAAGGAATTCAGCGAGAGCCATCCGCTCGTTAATTCGTTTGGAACGGGTAACATTCTCGACCCTGATAGCGCACAAATAACCAATTTTGTTACTCCCGAAATTGATAGGATTTATTACCCTTTGGTTTTTGCGACGTTGGATTCTTCGAGGTTTGGAAGCAACTCGGTTACGTTTACCGTTGGTTTGGTTTTCATGGATAAGATTGAGGAAAGCCAAAAGGTAGCAGACCGTCCGACGGGTTCAAATGCTTTGAACTTCCAAACGTTACAACCCGACGAGGTAATGAGCGACATGACCCAACTCGCTGGGGATTTCATGATTAAGTATCAACGGACGTTTGGCAATGACTTCGATATTTCGGTGGATGCTAACGTTGATTACTTTGTAGATAGGTTTGGGGATCGTGTAGCAGGATGCAGAGCGGTGGTATCGTTTAACGTTCCACTTGCTTTGTCTATTTGCACGATACCGACTGAAATGAACCCTGATACGTGTTACTATGGTGGCGTTGAGGCTACCAATCAAATCGACCTTTACGATGGTAGCACGATAGCGGTTGCACCCAACCAACCAATTAACATTACTTTCGATGGTGGAGCGGTTAGCAATTTGTTTCTTTGGTTTGCAGTTCCTTCAACTTATTCATTCTCCCATTGGTTTAGAAGTGCATTCGATCAAGGAGCATTCGAGCAGTTGTTTGAGGTGTACGATACGCAAGATGGGTACGATATTTACGTAACAAAATGGCAAACGGAAGCAACCGTACAAATGACTATACAATGATAAGACTTTCAGATAATTTAGAAATCAACAAACCCGCACCAGTCGATGACCGATTGGGTGTGTTTGTTTCCACGGCTTCGGCTTTGAGTTCAGTTCCCGAAGATAGGCGTTACATTGGTTTAACCGTTATCGTTGACGATGGAAGCGGAGCGGTTGAGTATTGGTTTAAAGACGGCGTGGCCAATGGTGATCTTGAAGCAAAGTCAACAGGTGGCGGTGGTGGTGGTGTACCTTACACGGGTGCAACACAAAACGTCGATCTCGGCACGTACAATTTAACTGCCGATCAATTAGCGTTAAACGTAAACCCAACCGGCACGCTTGCAGTTGGTGCAACCGAGTGGAACGATAGCCTTGGAAGTTCACAAACACTTTTGAAAGGTGGCTCGGTTACATTGAAGAACGGCGTTGATTTAGTCGCTCGTGTGGTAAACAAGGTGAACCCAAACACCACACTAACGAAAGCACAATACCAGGTTGTAAAGGTTACGGGTGCGCAAGGCCAAAGGTTAGCGGTTAATTTAGCGCAAGCCAATAGCGATCTTAATTCAGCCGATACACTCGGAGTGGTAACGGAAACAATCGCACCTAACCAAGAAGGATTTATTCTAACCGTTGGCCAACTTGAAGGAGTAAACACAACCGGAAGTTTGCAAGGTGAAACGTGGAACGATGGCGATGTGTTATATTTAAGCCCAACCACTGCGGGGCGCATGACCAATATTAAACCTAACGGTTCTACCGGTCACATTGTGGTCCTTGGTTACGTGGAATATGCGCACGCTAACAACGGAAAGATTTACGTTAAGATCATGAACGGGTGGGAGCTCGATGAACTTCACAACGTTTACATCAACCCAGCAACGCTTGCGAATAACGATGCTTTGATTTACGAAAGTTCTACCGACCTATGGAAGAACAAGCAAGTAACCAAGGCTATGGTTGGACTTGGAAACGTGGACAATACTGCGGATGCAAGTAAGCAATTTACAGCGTCCCAAATTACATCGGGAACACTAAACAAGGCACGCATTCCGAAAGTGATTCCTGCGGTTGCTATTGCCCCATCAGCATTTACTTCGGGAAATACTACCGCTGAAATAATCATGTCAACTTTGACCATTCCTGCAAATACTTTGAACGTAGGCGATGTGATTCGTATTTGTGGGTTGATGACTTATAATACAAACGGAACAAAGTCACTTCGTGTTAAGTTTGGAACTACAACTGCGGGGGCTAGTTTATATTCACCCTCAACATTAGGTGCTTCTATTACATCAACACAAATAGATTTACTCGCAGTTGTAACGGCTTCAACAACGTTAAGATTTGCAACAAATACGGTCACAAATAATACCATTTATGGTAATAACGGTGGAGCATTGGTTAGCCAAACCATTGACCGTACCCAACCGATTAGCTTTATTATTACCGTTGCAAAAACAACTGGGTCTGATACCGTTACGTGCGAAAGTGCTTTCCTTGAAATTATTACATCATGATTTACGCAGTCACTAATTTAGAAGGTGTTACCACCTATGATTTAACCTTTGAGGATGCAATGAAATTGTATGTTGAAGGTTCACGTCTTTGGGCTTCCGAAAATGGTGGCCAAGTTTACTTTGAAATCTTTGTGCCATGAAGCAGTTACTACATGACCTCGGCATTAACCTGGGGTTATCCTTTGCGGGCTTTGCGGGTTCGCTTGTTATGATTGGAAAGAAAGAATTTTCATGGAAGAAAGCATTGGTGAGTATTCCAAGCGGTGTATTCAGTGCGAACTACCTTACCCCTATCGTGGTTGAAGGTTTGGGCATGGAGAACGGATCAGCGGAGTACGGTATCGCTTTTATCATGGGTTACCTTGGTTTAAAAGGAACAGAAATTTTTGCAACTAAATTTATTCAAAATGAAAAATCTAAAAAACCTGATGCCTAAAAAGGCAAACGAAATGTCGATTTATGAAAGAGCGACGGCTGAAACCCCTCCATTTTTTAAGAAACTGCGCACTATTGGGATTGTGGTTGGTGTGGTCGGGGGTGCTTTGGCTACTGCACCAGTTTCGCTTCCAGCGTCGATTGTAGCTTTGAGCGGTTATTTGATCACGGCGGGTACAATTATCACCACGGTTTCACAAATTACTGTTGACGAGAACAAATAAAGTCGTATATTTGTAGCAGATAGCACGGTTTTCGTTGTTTTCGTAGTTTAATTTTTTGGTTAGACCCCTGAGAAATCGGGGGTTTTTTTATGCCTTCAAAAAAATAATTTCATTTTTTTTCGTAAAAAGTTTGCACAATTAAATTTCATGTTGTTACTTTGTAAGACCAAAGAGAAACAAACTAAAAAAAAAGATCATGGAAAACAAAAGTAAAAAAACAGAGCAAGAAAATACCTACATGGTACTTTATTCTGATGGAAAAACAATTATTGATTATATCGTTGCTCCTAATCTTCAAGAAGCAAAAAAAATGGCCTCAGTAAATGCAAAAATTAAAAAGTACGGGACAGCTTACTATAAGGTTTCAAGATGCTACAATGGAGGCGTAAGAGGATCAAGTAATACAACAAATTGGTATTGAAAATCAACACGGGGGGTGCGCATCCGTAACGCACAAAAAAACCAAAAACAAGATGAACAAAACGCAAACAACCATTTGGGGGATCGTAACGCTTTACGTGTTCCTCCTAACCAAAAACCCATTCACACTTATTTACATGATGTTTATAGGTGCTTACATTTCAAAAAGAATTGAAACCAAAAAATCAAAATAATATGAAAACAATGAACGACAAAATGTTTCCAGTTGACGCTTTGCGCTTTTGGAAAGTGAAACCAAGCTATGACAAAACTTGTGTAGGTTGGGAAATCTTTATCGGTCACGCACATTCTGATAATATGTGCGACCCTGTAAGCCATTACATTTTCCAAGATGTTACTGAAATGTTCAAACACCTTCGAGGGTACATCGATCACGAAGAGCGCCACGTTGGAGAACTACTTAACGAGGTAATCCGATGGGATATGAAAAATTCAGAGTTATGTGTTACCGATGCAAGTTTCAGCGAGCAAATCGGAATCGGTGTAGCAATCAGTTTCAAAATGAATTTCAACACGGTCGAAAACTATTCAATCATATTTAGCTATTTCAAATGAGAGAACTTAAACAAATGAAACGGGGGCGGAAACCTGCTCGCCCCTTGGTTTCCACAGCCTTAGCGCAACGATGGGAACAAGTAAGAAACGAACGGAAAATATCCGTACATCGATTGCCAGTTAGCCCACCGACTTACCGAAAGGTAATTAACACGGGGTACTGCGATCAGCAAACATTGGTTAAACTAACTAAATTCTTTTTATGATTAGCAAACACATAACACTAACCGAGGCCACAAAGAGCAACACGGCCACCCGTTTGGGCATCAACAACACACCAAACCAAGCAACCATTGAAACCATGAAGCTAACCGCTGAAAAGGTTTTCGAACCATTACGGGAAATCCTGGGCGCAATCCGAGTTTCAAGTTTCTACCGTTCCCCCGACCTTAACCGAGCCATTGGAGGAAGCAAAAGTTCACAGCACTGCAAAGGTGAAGCGATCGATATGGAAGCATTGAACACATCCAACTTTCACCTATTTGAGGAAGCGTGCAAGCTACCCGAGTTCGACCAAATCATTTGGGAGTTCGGCACCAAACAAGAGCCAGCATGGGTGCATATCAGCTACTCAAAAACCAACAACCGCAAACAAATCTTACGTGCAACCAAGATCGGAAACCGCACGGCCTACGTGCCATACCGTAAAGATTAAAAAAAAAGTTTGCACAATTAATTTTCATTTGTATATTTGTGAACCAAAACAAAATTATGGAAACAATCAAAAACTTGGCGAAAGCTTTGGTTAAAGCAACCGCCCAAATCGAAGGTGCTACAAAAGACAGTACCAACCCACACTTCCGAAACAAGTACGCAGACCTTGCGAGCGTTACGGATGCGATCAAAAAATCGTTAAACGAGAAC